CCATGTCGGCATGGAGATACTGAAGACTTTATCAAAGAAATTCTTGATGCCTGTCTTGACGGACTCCCATACCTCTTTGATGCCTCTGACGATGTCTTCCCAGGACGGAAGCGTGACACCGAATATCTTCTTGAAAAATCCGCCGATACCTTCCTCGACGGATGCCCACAGCCCTTTTATGGAGTTCGTGACATCTTCCCATGTCGGAAGGTCTATGCCGAATAGCACACTGAACAGTCCGGTAATGCCGTCCCAAATGCCGGACCACAAGGTATTCAGAGCCTCAACGACATCATCAACCGTCGGCGTCTCCACACCGAACAGAACGCTGAACAGCCCGCTGATGCCTTCTTTTATCTTCTCCCAGCCCTCTTTGATCGGCTTGGTTATCTCCTTCCAATCCGGAAGATCGACACCAAATGTCGACTTAAAGAAGTCCTGGATAGCCGGCCAGACGTTCGTACCCCACCAATTACTGATTGTTGATATGACCGTCTCATATGCCGGTATAACAAGATTGAAGTAACCCTTAAACAGATCACCGATGCCGTTCTTGACTAGCGTCCATAGTCCGCTGATTTTCTCGATGATCGACTTGTCGTCATCAGTGATGATGTCGAATGCTGCTTTGAAGAAGTCGGCGATCCCCGTTTTAACCTTGTCCCACAGCCCGGAAATGCTCTCTACAACCGTTTCCCAATCAGGAAGGTCGATGCCAAAGTCAGCTCGGAGTATGTTCGTGACAGAGTCCCAAATTCCAGCAACGGCATTTGTCAAGCTTGTCAGCAGTTCGTTCGCGACTCCGATCCAATCGATTTTCGTAATAACCGTTCCGATAGTCTTGAACAGCTGCCATATGCCGTCGATGAAAATGGGGATGTTGTCGACGATGGCGTCCACAAGATCGATGACTAAATCGCCAGCGACAGGCACGATCTCCGGAAACAGGTCGGTGAGGAACTCCGGGATACTTGTGAGGATACCCGGAATCTTTGTCAGAATGTTTCCAATCATCGGCAGCAGATTTCCGACCAGGAATGTCTTAACCGCGCCTTCTAAGTCTTTCAGTGGCTTCCAGATATTTTTACCAAGAGCAAGGTTCGCCAGCAGGTTCGAAGCTGCCGCTTTCATCGCACCGAAAGATCCGGAAAAAGTATCTGATGCTTCCTGCGCTGCCACGTTCGCAAGCCCGAGCTCATCCTGTATAACATGTATAGCCTCATAGACGTCTCCGAGGTTGTCGATGTTATACTCAACGCCGCTAATCTTTTGGGCGTCCTTTAACAGACGCTCCATTTCCGCCTTGGTTCCGCCATATCCGAGCTTTAAGTTATCCAGCATGTTATACTGGCCTTTTGCGAAGCCTTGGTAGGCGTTCTGAATGCTCTCGAGCGGTGTGCCCATCTTCGCGGCATTGTCCGCCATGTCCATGATAGCGGTATTCGCTGCTTCTGCCGCCTTTGCCGTATCTCCACCAAAGGCCTTTTTCAGGGACGCGCCAAATGACACAGCCTGTTCAGCATAGTCATTCGCAGAGATGCCGGCCTTCCACGCGTCCTCTGCGTATTTCTTCGCTGCCTCTGACGCGTCTCCATACAAGGTGTCCAGGCCGCCGAAAGACTGCTGCAGTTTTGCGCCTTCATCGATGGAGTCCTTGACCATCTTTGTGACGGCCGCGCCGATTCCGATCTTGCCGATGGCGCCTACCAATCGCTTCCCAAGCGATACGCCAGCAGCGTCTCCTGCGTTGCCGGCGCTTGCCCCGAGTTCTGTGGCAATCGTCTTCTGTGACCCCTTCATATTCGGGATAATCGTAACTGTCGCCTGAGCAACTTCCGTCATAGCCATGGGATCACCTCCTCCTGCTTTCTATCCATTCACGCATCTTATTCACGGGCAGCGCCCCCTTGCCGATGCGTCTTGTTTCCTTCTTATCCGCACCAGGCCGTTTGTACGGCTCCGGCTTCCTGCCAGGCTTATGAGTTATAAGCACTCGCAAATTCGCGTTCACAATCTGAAGCTGATCATAAATGTCAGCAAGTATCGTGTTTGTCTTTGCTGTTGTTGCCCAATCCGTCATCTCGGGATTTAACTCTGCCCCGAGTGCAGAACCTAGTTTTACAGAACTCAAAAATGATTTGAGAGCGCCCCACGAAAGGGTGCTCCCAACATCATCGACTTCATGCCCTGTCTCTGTAAGAAGATCTCTCTCAACCGCCTCGCGATGGTCGTCAACGAACCCCGCAAGGCCGATCATTCCCCCAGATCCACGCCAGAAGTGTCTTCTGAAGCCTGCTTCCAGGCATCATTAAGCTGCTTGAACTCGTCCAGCGTCAGAGTATTAATGACGTCTGCCGGAATGTACTTCTCAAAAAATGAAAAGCCGTCATCGGTTCCGTTCCTCAGAGCCTTGAGCTCCGCAATGCTAAGACTACCGGCAAGCGGGATGCTGTATTCTTCCTCGCCGATGTTGACCTTCAGCGTCTTAACAGTTTTCTTTCCTCCCAGTTTAAGTGCACTACTCATAGAAACCTCCTTGTCTTATTGATCAGGCTCAGGTCGTCTGACCGTCGTCCTTCATGATGGTCCACTTGTCAGCGGTGATCGTTGCGTCCCAGGTGATGGCCTCATTCGGCTGGAATGCGACTTCACCGATCTCGGTGATGTAACCGCTGGTCGTTCCGACCATCAGCATGTCGTCGCCGTCCTTCATGAGGAACAGATAAGCCTCGGACTCCGGAAGATTGTTCGGTTCGATGTCCACGCTGATCAGCTTGCCATGGTCAGTGGTTGCCGGCGTTACGACCACGTTGTCTGCTCCAAAGATCGTCTTAAAGGACTCCTCAGTGGTGTCCAGGACAGGAGCTCCGACCGTGCCGGACTCATCCGACGGAAGCAGGCGAGCGATCTTCTTGGCCCAGTTCTTCAGCTGATCAAAGGTTCTGTTGGTGTTAAGTGTGATACCGTCTTCGGAGATCGCGCCGACCTCGGTCCATGCCTGCGCAAGAGCCTCGCCAGGATAAGTCGGGAGAGCCGTTCCTGCAGGCGCATGGTAAAACATACCGGTGGTGCCTTCCTCGGCGTAGTTGCCGACACCAAGATTTACATTATGTGTAGCCATTTGTTATACCTCCATGGTTTCAAGATGCGCCACGACTCTCAGCCGCGACGAACACATGGCAATATCCGGCCGCACGGGATCATTCCCCCATGAGCCGGACGAATTAACTGTTACATTTCGAATTTCCGTTGTCTGAAGCTTTGCCACGCTCCTGAGGATACCTACCGCATTACGCAGCGTCTCGAGAGCCTCCGCTTCAGTTTTTGCCCTGGCATCGAGCACGACCTCGAACGTGTCGACCGTGTCGATGTCTGAACCGCCGACCTGCTGTACGAGGACGCACGGCATGGTAAAGTCTGCCGGGAGCGGTCTGCAGTATGCAGTAATATGATCAGACAGCGCATTTCGAATAACATCCTCAATATCAAGATCTCTCAGAATCCGCATCAGATCACCGCCCTTGATAATGCCTTGTTCTCCGCCTCAGCAATGATGCTAGCCTTGTCGGTCGTATACACGAACGTCATGTTGCGCTTGGAGCCGTATGCCTTCACAATCTGAGAAGACATTTTGTATCCTTCGCTCTTTGGGTCGCCCAGGTTGTTGTTCGCACGGGATTGGATGGCAGCTCCGGCCGTCTCGCACTCATGCACCGCGCCATCGCTGCACATGATCTGCTCGAACCCCTGCGGGATGAATTTGATTTTCATCTGCTTGCCCATCAGCCGCTCCACCTCCTCAGAGTGATCTGCGTATGACCGAGGTTAAAAGCGCCCGGCCATTTTCTCGGTGAGCCGTCAATGGTATAAGTCTCGCCATCGTACACGACCCTGTCACCCTCTTTGATGTCAGCGCCTTCCGGAAGATAGCATGTCAGCCCGTCCAGGATACCGAGCACGCGGCCCTCCTGGGACAGATCCGTCGTTCCTGGCTGTACAGAGCATCCGCCGATGACCAGCGAGTCCGCATTGTCCCAATCCGGGATTGTTGACCCTCTGGAAGTCTTAACGCCCGGCCGGATGCGCGTGATTGTTTGTCTTGCAAACTGTGGAAGCATATCAGAACACCCCCTGCAATCTGTAAGGCGCCAGGACTTCTTTGTTGTCGTCCGGCAATGCTGTCGCTCTCGCGCTGTTGACCCACCCGGCATTGTACGTCACGGACACGCCGCCAACAGCCTCAGATGTGACGCCGTTAGAGGATGCCGCTGCATGTGTCGCCCTGTACGCGATCAGCTCTTTGATGCCGCCAAGCATCTCATTAGACAGGCCGGCGGTATAAGTGATCTCGACCGGCGTATAGCGCTTAATGCCTACGAACGAGACATTGTAGATGCGCATGATGCCGTTCGTCTCAAAGCTGTAATCGGTGTGTGCCACCCCGTTGATCGTCACGGCGGTCACGCCCGTCACAAACTTGGCCGGCAGCTGAACCAGCAGATCCGGCCCGACTACGGTCACGCGGCGGTCATTCATCAGTAGTTTTACTTTGCAGGCGGCAGATGGATACAGATGCCATCCGACATAGTTTCTGATCGCAGAACATGCGGCGCTGATGTTGCCCGCCGTCCGCACATCACCGGCGTATCTGTTCGCCGTGAACATGTTGAAGTCGGAGATACTCAGCATGTCGGGAAGCTGCTCGGCCTCCGTCAGTTCATATCCCCAATTTGTCAGCAAGCTCATTTCTTAACCACCGCCTTGCTTTTGTTTGCCGGTTTCTTTGCCTTGTTTTCGGGCTTTGCGGATTTAACAGGCGGTGTACCCGCCTTTTTAACTTCAATGGCGCCCTCGGGCTGTTCGCCTTCCTCGTACTGCCACTGTAAGCCCTTCCATTCGTAGTTCTTCAACATAGTCTCACCGCCTTTCGAGCGGGAGGGCCGAAGCCCTCATCAATTAAGAAGCCGCCTTCGTGATCTTGCAGAAGCCTGCCGGGCGTCTGACAGCGAGTGCCAGTCTTTCCTCGGCACGGATGGTCATCTTGTTCTTGATGAAATCATCCTGATCGCTGTTGGTAGCCTCAACACTTACGCCGCCTTTGCTGACGACAGAACCGCAGGCCTTGAAGGAGCCAACCCAGATGTCACCCTTCGCGGAACCGGAAACCGGAGCGTCAACGAACGTGGACAGATAGACCGGAACTCCCCAAATCTGCTTACCCTGACCGTCTGCAAAGTAGCCTCCGCCGATGTAGGCGTTGGTTGCGCTGAGCTTGCCAAGACGAAGTGTCTGCCATACTGCCGGATTCATGATGATCGCATCAGCGGCGAAACCGGACTGCTGCTGTACCGCCATCATCTTCGCAAAGATAATGTCGGCGATTGCCTGAGCGTCCGCCATATCGCCGTTTGTCCAGCTCGTGGTGTCGGCCTGAATGCCGGAGGTGCCGGCCAGTTCGGCCAGCAGGAACGCCTCTTCTCTCAGTCTCAGATAGTTCAGCAGGCGGCCATTGATGGCGGATGCAAGGAACGGCGCGTCGTCGATGTACTCATTGGTTTCTTTGATGAAGGCCGCGATTTTCGTCAGCGCGACGGTGACAGCGGTCGGATCAGCGAAAGAAACCTGCGGTTTTGCGCTTCCCTCAGTTACGGTATCGAAGCCGTACGGAGAACCGCCTGCCGCGACCTCGATA